CTTGTTCATAAAGAACATACGGTAGAGCAGGATTTATATCACCTACAGTCAAGGGAGCCTGAATTGTTTTTAAATAAACAACAGGCATCGGATGAGTAGCAATGAAAGAAGCAGTAGGTACCTGCCAGAAGGTAGGCAACCATTGACAAGAATTAAGAAACGGAATCTCAATCTCGACTTTAGTTGTACCTCTGACAGTAACATCCTGCACTATTTCGTTTCCAACTGTACCAGTAGGGGTAGTCTTGCCCCAAGCTACAACAACGTTATATCTTGCAGAAATAAAAGGCGTAGAAAACAACACTAATGTTAACTTTCTAGACCCTCTCCACATTCGGAAAAACTGACTCATATAGGCTACCCTAGAATAGGATAACACATTAAAATCGTGTAACAACTTCAACGTATCACTATATGCTACTATACCATATCCAATACAAGTAGGCATACTAATTATTTCCCTAATAGTTTGATCTCTACAAGGCGCAATTTGCGTCCCAGTTCCAGCAACGTATCTGGAGTGAGACGTGACCAACGAACCAAACGGATTGTTTCGTAGATCAGGGTCATCAGGTTCAGGATCAGGCGCAGTTGCATTCTGCGCTTTCGCCTCCTTTTCCACGCCAAAATAATGGGCATGGGTTTCATCCTTGAAAGCAAGATTAGGATCAACCCCTCTTCCAAAGAAATTAAACGAGCCTTTCATCTGACCCTGATAATCATCAAAATCATCAATGTGTCCAGAAGCTTCCGGATCAACAAAACGAACAAAAACGTTAATAGCAACAGTCCCACTTGCAGTAGACTGAAGCACATTAACAGGATTCGCAGGATTGTACAACTGAGCATAAACCAACCTGTCCACCTGATTAGAGGAAGCAAGTTGAAGCTGATCATACCAATCACACCACTGGTCCGGATGTCTCCAAGGAATGGAAACCTGTACATCATCTTGAACAGAAAAATCCAAAAATGTAGTGTCCTGAAAGGACATAAACACTTGAGGATCAGCCGATACGGTCATATCCAAAGGAAGCGACATAAACGCCACCCATCCATAAACTTGAGGCACCGAACTCATCTGAAAACGCATCTCAATTGCCTTCCATCGCAAATAACGAAAGGTTCTCAAAGCTGATCCTATAGCTCCGGATTGAACAAGTTTAAGAAACGGCAAAAACCGTGTAAAGCCAGACGAAGTCGTCTTGCTAAAATTAATCACAGTATAATAATACCATCTCTCCAAAATCTCTTTTGGTGTTTGATCCGGATACGGATTAGCAACTAACGGTTCAGGAACAGCATCCGAAATAACTTTCGTCTGTTGTTCCTGATCCTGAAAAGTAGCTAAACCTTCCTCTATCTTAACATCATTTTCTCCACCCAACTCCAACTCAAAATTACTCTCTGTCTTCATTTCCGCGATCGATTCTATAATTAAACTCAGGATTCACGACCTTCCTCCCGAGCGATAAATTCCACTTATACAAGTGAGAAGCAATGAATAGGCGTAGACACCTAAACAAGATCTTTCTCACACTTCCAAGAGCATATAGCTCCTAGAAACAATTGTAGCAAATATCACGCTGCAAAACGGACTTAAAGTTAAGTATAACCTCAATTTGACGATTGAGAAACGACGTGACAATTAAGCCTTCACGTCAGGC